TACGATGTAACTGCTACAGCACTAACAGGCGGTTCAATCGTTTTACAAAACTATACTAAAGGAACTAACCAATCTTCTGGTGACGCTATTGTACCAACAGGGTACAACTTCGATTTACAGTTAGGAAGAACCATAGCAGGTACAAGTGACGTATATACTTTAGCTGCACGTACAATTTCTGGTACAGACGATATCATAGGGTGTCTTGCTTTTTGGGACTTAACAGACGGTAACTGACATGGCAGAACGTAAAAAACGCACCCTTGCTTTAGAACTTACCACAAGCAATCAAGATATTTACACTGTACCTACACGTTTTACAACCGACGTAAACAGCATCTATATCAACAATGCTTCTAGTTCGTCGGTTACATTTAGTCTCGACTGGTACGACGCAGCAAGCACAACCTATTACACCCTTGCTGAAACTGTCGAACTTCCGGCAAACTCTCTATTGCAAATAACCGACTATCCTCTGTATTTGATTGGCGGCGATAAGCTACGCGGCCTTGCAAGCGCAAATAGTTCCGTAAATATTTCAATATCTCTTGAGGAGTTCTTTGAGACTTCTCTCTAAACTGCCCTAAAGGAGTAACCCAATGGCAATCACAACCGCGATGTGCACGTCGTTCAAGTCTGAACTTTTGGGCGGTACGCACGACCTTGATACCGACGTACTGAAGCTTGCCTTGATTAAAGCAAGCCCAGCAGGTACGTACGGTGCAGCAACAACCAACTATTCAGATGTAACAGGCAATTCTGACGAAGCAAGCGGAACTAACTATTCTGCTGGCGGTCAGGCTCTTGACGGTGCAACCATTTCAACAGATGGTACTACTGCAATCGTTGACTTTACAGACGAAGTGTTCAGCAACGTAACCTTGTCTGCTGATGGTTGTATCATCTATAATTCATCACAAGCAAACAAGGCAATTGCTGTAATCGACTTCGGCGGCACAGTTAGTGCTTCAGCAGGTGACTTGACTATCGAATTCCCTGCAGCCGACGCAAGTAACGCTGTTATTCGGATAGCCTAAACATGGCTACGTTTGATACTGCAGATGCCCTATATGGCACCGGACAATATGGTGTTGCATCTTACGGTATCACGTCGCCTTCGCAAGTAGTCGGCGGAGTCGAGGGCACAGGCCAAGTTCAAACCGTAGCTGTAAACGGTTTTGAAATCGACTTATCTGAGCGTCTTGTTGGCGTGTCGGCTACAGCCGAAATCGGTAACGTTTTAGGTAAAGGCCCAGCCGCAACAAAGGTATTGACTGGCGTTGAAGGAACCGGAAGCGTAGGAAGCGTACGTGCTAATCCGGGAACCATCCTTGTCGGTGTATCTGCAACAGGCTCTGTTAATACCGTATTTGAAAATCCAGATGAAGGTTTGATTAGCGTCAGTGCTACAGGTTCAATTGGTAGCCTTACCTTCTCAAATACACACCGTGTTACATCTGTTGGTATGACAGGATCTATCGGGGCAGGAACGTATACAGGCATAACCTTAGTCATTCCTGTACTTGGATATAGTAAAGTTCGAACATTCATACTAACCCCGTCACAAGCAAGAAGGGTTGCATAACAATGTCTATCAAGTGGCAAGATAAAGATCCAGATGATCAGGTAGATTATTCTATCGACTGGACCAACATTTTAGAAACACACACTATTAGTAGTGTGGCTTGGAAGATCTACGATGCAACAACAAGTTCGTTTATTACTTTTGCACAAGGCGATATTGTCAACGGACTTCAGCACGTAACAAACACAAACACCGACACGGTAGCTACTTTGTACTTAGGCTTGGGAACCAACTTTCAGGAATACAACATTATCTGCCGTATGACTACCAGCATCTCGACTGTGTTCGAACAAGAAGCACGAATTCGTGTCGTGGAGAAAAACTAAATGGCATACGATTTCTTGGGACTAACAAACGATATTGCCCGTCGGTTAAATGAAACAGAACTGACCGCCGCCAACTTCGCTACTGCTACAGGTGTCTACGCACAGCTAAAGGACTCTGTAAACGCTGCAATCCGCGACATTAACCAATCTCACTTTGCATGGCCTTTCAATCATAACTACGATACAATAACCCTAACAGCAGGTCAGATGCGATATCCACTACCGACTAACGCAAAGTACGTCGATTTTGATACGGTTCGTTTGGAACGTAGCACAACACCTCTCGTTGAAAGTGCACGTAAACTCACTCAGCTTTCTTACGACGAATATGTTTCTAGATATATTGACGACGAATATAAAGCGGCATCACAAGGTAGTGCACCAGAATATGTAGTTCGTGCACAAGATACCGACATCATCTTTGCACCGATTCCAGATGCGGCCTACTCCGTAAAATATGAATACTACATGTATCCTGCAGATTTGATAAACGACACGGACGTACCTACCATCCCTTTCCGCTACCGACACGTAATTGTAGATGGCGGAATGTACTACGCCTACATGTTCCGCGATAACTTAGAGTCTGCACGTGTGTCGTTTCAAAAGTTTGAGTCCGGTATGAAGCGTATGCGTACACAAAACGTAAACGAGAATATTTACGCAAGGGCGGTTTAGATGCCAGATCGTTGGAATACCAACATATTTGAACTGAAGGGTGGGTTGATAACCAACCTGTCTCAATTGCAGCACGGTATTACGGCCCCCGGAAGTGCACGGATATTACGAAACTTTGAACCGTCGGTTTTTGGTGGATATCGTCGAATCGAAGGCTTTGAAAAGTACGACACAGATCCTGTACCAAATGGTGGTGTTATGCGCGGCATCCTTCGTTATCGTGATAACGTCTACGTAGCGCGAGGCGATGGCATCTTCAGATCTGCAGGTTCAGGCTGGACGGAAATAACCGACAACGCTACATTTAGTAGCTTGGGTGTGAACATAGGCTCTGGATCTAGTAAGGTTCGTTTTTTAAAGTACGATTTTAGCGGCACCGAAAAGTTTATGGTTGTCGATGGTGATACAGGAAACAAGCCCTTTACCTTCGATAACAACACCTTCCAAGAAGAAACAGGACTGCCTAACGATACGCTTGGATGCACCCACATAGTCAATTTCAAGAACCACATCTTTCTTGGAAACGGCAAAAATCTCATTTTTTCTGCACCGTATAGCGATACGGACTTTACAAGTGCATCTGGTGGTGGTATAATAAACATAGCCGATAATATAACTGGTTTAATTGTATTTCGTGAACAACTAATTATCTTTAGTGAAAACAAAATAAACAGACTGGTTGGCAACAGTGTTGCAGACTTTGCCCTTCAGCCTGTATCGCGTGACTTAGGTTGTGTAGCTGAAGATACAATTCAGGAAATTGGCGGAGACATTTTATTTTTAGGTCCAGACGGTTTACGTACTTTTTCAGCTACAGATCGTGTGGGCGACTTTGCATTAGGAGTAATATCAAAGCCTATCCAGACAGAGATGCTAGACTTGATATCTAGCAGTTCTTCTTTTAGCAGCGTAGTTATCAGAGAAAAAAGCCAGTATCGTATTTTTGGGTACAACGCGACGTACCAGACTTCTGGAGCAAAGTCGATTGCTGGGACGCAACTACAAGAAGGTATCTCTTGGAATGATATTCGCGGTATAAAGGCATACAGTACCTTTAGTGAATACGATGGCAACACAGAATTTATCTATTTTGGAAACGAATTAGATTGGCTGTATCGAATGGAACAGGGTAATACTTTCGATGGAACTAACATCACGGCAACATTTGCAACGCCGTACGTTCCACTTCAAGATCCTAACTTGAGAAAGACAGTATTCCGCAACACAAGTTACATCGATGCAGACGGTGCATTTGAACTGCAGATGTCAATCAAGTATGACTTTGACCAGACAGGTTCGGTGCAACCACTACCAGTTACCTTGAACAATGCAAGTGCAAGTTCCGTTGTTTATGGTGCAGGTGTATATGGCACATCTTCGTACGGCAACAAAGCCCGATACATTTACGATGAGCCAGTAACGGGTTCAGGATTTACCGTATCAATCCTATACGAAACACTAGGTCAAACAACCGACTCGACATTTACCATAGACTCCGCGTCCATACAATACGGACTCTATGGAAGGAGATAATAGATATGGGTACAGGATATACTCGTAACGATACCCCAAACAACATTGCAGATGGTAACGTTATTAACGCTGCTGATTTGGATGGTGAGTTCGACGCAATTGTAGCTGCGTTCAACGGCTCCACAGGTCACAGCCACGATGGAACAACAGGAGAGGGACCGCCTATCACATCTAGTGGTTTGGCGGCTAATTCTGTTACGGCGACACAGGTTGCAGCAAACTCTGTTGCGCTAGGAACCAAAACAACAGGTTCTTACGTCGAACAGGCTGCTACATCAGGTAATGGTATCAGCGGATCGGCAAATGCTGAAGGTGCTACGTTTACTGTAACATCTAATGCAACCGACGCGAATACAGCAAGCACCATCGTATTTAGAGATGCAAGTGGTAACTTTTCTGCAGGGACAGTAACAGCCGCCCTCACAGGTAACGTAACGGGCAACGTAACAGGT